GGCTTGCCAATCTTGTATGGTAGATACATATTGGTACCTGTCGTACTTCATGGTAATGTTGAAACTGCGTACCATGTTATAGGCAACATCGTCCACAAGATCATTGGCCATCACAGCCACCAGTTGACCACCGGTGCCATTGCCGCCCGACAATGAAATCAATGCCGTTGTGGTGTAACCAGAACCAGTGTTGACCACTGTGACTCCAGTGATTCGTCCGGCACTGTTGATATTCACTGTGAGCACAGCAGGCGTGATGCAATCACCAGTAACGGTGGCCACCGGTGCTACTGTATATCCTGATCCTGCATCGGCCACGTTGACTCCCACCACTCCTAGTGTGTAATTTTGGTACCAAAAACTCCAGGGCTGTTGCTGCCATATGAGACTGTCTGCTGCTACGTCGCTTAGATCGCTGGGAGTACCTGTGCCCACTGCTGTGCTTACTGTGTATGGAGTGAGTATGGGACTCACAAACTGATTGGGTACTACATCAGTATCGTAAAATGCAGGCACATCAAAGTCAGTGATTGATCCTTGATAATCGTCAAGTCCATCATAGATAAGATTCAGCTCACGTATTTGCACATGGTAAGGTTTGACTTCTTTGATGTAATTCACTACAAAATCTTGATTGTCTTTGCGATAGGTCTGGAATTCTGCCAGTGCTCGTATGGTATGGTTAACATCAATGAGTGAAGTTTTACTCAGCCATTCTGGCGATTCAAACTCGGTGAGTGCAAAATTAAACATCAAGATCAGGGCACGATTGCGCTCAATCAACAAGTCATCTATCAGTAATTCTTGATTGATACTTTGTATCACGCGGCGTGTTTCTACCACAGGTTCTTGATCAAAATATTGTGCATCAAAAACTTCTATGTCAAATCCAAATCGACCCAGTTGATAATCCCATAACAGTGCAGAGATTTCTATGGTGCCATTTTGCAATGCCACTCTCTCCCATACTGAGGTACTCACACGCAGATAGATTTCCCAGTATCCTTGTGAATTGGTTTGAACTCTCACGCTGGATCCCACTGGCACTTGATACACACTCAATTTCAATAGATCGCTGTATACCTGCACTGTGGTCACTATCTGTTTGCTGGTGTTGTACCCGGGCCGATACCAGTCAACAAAACTCCAATACCTGGTGGTGTCATAACTTTGCACACGCACAAGATCCAAAGTGGCAAAAGTTTTGGCAGCGGTCACGCTGTATATGGTCCAAAGACCATTTTGTGAAGAATCACTCACAACCAGATACAGATATCCCACAGGCACTGTGGCAAAATTTTGATAACTGAGTTCTTCAAGATTAGCCACACGCTGATTCCATGCTCCTGAATTTGCTGCTGGTTCAGGTTCTTGACTGTACAACAACGGAAAACTACGGATCTCTGCGATAGGAAACTGTGCCAGTACTGAATTCACACGACCAAAATAATTTTTCAATGCCAATAGGCGATTGGCAAACATGCTCTGTCTTGGATTGAACTGCACTCCATACTGATTGGCTATGCTGAGGCTTGGATCTGGCACTTTAGCGCCTGCACCGTTCACTCCGCACAGACTGTCTTGGAACTTGAGATACAGAGTATCTGGCAAGAATCCATCAGCGCGATCCTGAGGAATGAGATTGTACTGCACATGCACATTGTTGTCTGTGGCCTGTTGATTGTATTCAATACTGAGCACTGTGTCTTGTGCCGATATATTGCTGTCAGCATTGTAGATGCCTGTGGCACTGGCATTGAGGAATGCCACATATGTTATTCCCGAACTACGAGGATCACTGATATATCTCGCAACCGCAGTGATAGGCAAGGTTTTTCCAGCCATGGTGTTCACTGTGGTGATACCCTGTGCCCAGAAATAGTAAGTGGTAGCAAATACGTTGTTGGCGGTGAGACCAGTGACGATGCAGTAACTCAATATATTTCGAGGAGTGCCCGGGCCAGTGTAATTGGCCGGTGGTACTGTGCTGCTGATCCATTGATACACAGCAACCACTGACCCTGGAAATGTCTGTCCCCAACGTCGTGCTGCATAGGTGATGTCATCTTGATTGGGATCTATGAACCTCACTGTGCTGGTATCCCACCATACTTCGCCAACATGCGCTTCGGCCCAGGCACGGCCATTGTTGTTTGCAGGGCCTACATTATAAGCAGCAGGATCCACAGCACTGATATAGTTGATATTTTCAGCAGCAGCCCCTAATATCTTACCCTGCAATGGGTCAAAGAAATCATAGAATGCAGTCTTGGCACCGGTCTTGATGCTGTAACTGTAAACTGAATCAATCAACGCCACGTTGACCACTGGTACTTGTTCATGTATCACTGTCCAAGCAGGAGTCAGCGTGTAGTTGGTAAACAAGGCCACTCGACCGTAATTGAGATCGCTGAGTGTGCTGTCTGACAGATCGCTACCTGGACTGCCCACCATCAACACACCATTGGTGTAGTTTACTGCGGTACCAAATTGATCCAGTGATTGCACACGTTGATCATATATCTGCTGACCAAACACAAACTTGCCAGGATTGCTGATACTGTCGCCTATGCTGGCCAGGTAATCAAAACTGTAGACCACACCGGTCTGACTCAATGGGCCATTGAATGTGGTGGCACGGCTGTCAAAATATGTGGTACTTTGATCAAATGTGTTGGGGCGATAGAGATTTCCTCGAGGCGCCCCCACAGTCAATGTAGTTGCGGCTGTGTCAATATTAAGCGAAGATCCAAATCCAGCATTGATCGCTGGTGCTGGACTGGTGATGGTCTGAGTGTAGGCAAATGTGTTGAACATCAGACTCTGGAACACTGTTCCTATCAATCCTGGCAGCACAGTGAGTCTGTTGCCAGGCACTGTGGCTGGTAGATTTTTTACACTGATGGTTATCAACCCAGCATTTATAGTACCTGGCGCTCCCACGGAAGCCACAACATTGGCCACGCCAGATGCATTGATGTCTTGTGCCAGCACAGCAGGCCAACTGCTGATTCTCCAGTAAGTGGTGTCGCCGAGTGCTGTTCCTGCAGGTACTGCGCGAATACTGATGTACAATATTTCTGCATAGTCAACAATGGTATCTTTGGAGTAAGAACTTGTACTGCTCCAGAAAGCAGGAGTGCTCACAGCAACTTCTTGATCATTGATCCTGATGGTTTGCCCGGGCACCAGTCGTGCATTGGCATTGGTACTGGTGATTGTGCCATACACTCTACTTTGATTCACATTGCGCTGCACAGATCCTGCGAGATCTAAAACAGAACTGTCATTGGGTGATCCAGTATACAGGCTGCAACTGTATCTGCAGATGTTCACTGCTGTACCAAAATTTGCACCGGCGCTGGGCGAATTTGCTCCAATGATTTGCAATAGATTAAATGTGTTGGGCTGTATCTGCAACACATCGCCCACGACCAATGTTGTGCTTACTGTCACAGTGGAACCAGTCACTGTGAATGTTCCATTCAAGTTATCCTGGGTGTCGGTCAGAAACACATTGTTTAGTACCACAGATGTGGGTGCTACCAACACTCCGCCATCCACTGTGTACGAAGTCTGTGCGGGGTTGGTCACTATGAAATTCTGCACCGATCGATCATACACATACACAGATCCTGAATTGATTATGTTGTTATATCCATGATCCGGAGTACCTATCATGACCTGGCGGCCATCAATGGTACATGACAAACTGTGACCAAATCTTGCGGTGTCAGCCAGTTTTGCAGTGATAGATCTTGATGCAACGCTTTGCCCTGGACTGACTTCATAAGTTCCTGTGCCGCCGGTGCCAGTGAGGAAGTTAACTATGCGTGTGCCCGGAGTCACGCCGCTACCGGACAAGATCATGCCCTTGGTCAGTGCCGGCGCTCCAACTGGTACATAACTCACGGTCATAGTGGTGCCAGATATCTCAGCAGTGAAGGTGGTACTGAATTCAATAGTGGTTACATACGTGAAATAACTTTCGGTGGCCACGTTGATCAACACACCAGCAGATGGCGCTGTGTTAAAGATCAGATCTCTACCATAGGTGCTGTAGTCACTATTGAAAGTGTAGTCGATGTTTGGTCTTTGCAGAACTCCATTCAAAGTAACTTTAAAACTATAAATGTTCACGGCTGTGTACAAGTATTCGGCCAGAGGAAATATAGTGGTAGATCCATCACCTGAATAATCTACACCGGTACGTCGAGATATCAACAGAACCAGATCACTCACCGGTGGTGTGGAGAATATTACACTGGTACTGGTTTGTGTGTAGTCCACTCCGTAAGTCAACAGTTGATTGTTCAACACAACAGAAATCTGCTGCGGTTCCTGATAATCAATGATGATACTATTGCTGTAATTGTAGATGTAAGTGGTTCCATCTGTGACATATTTCACGCTCTGTGGCTCAACATCCACATAACCATAGGCAAATACTTTGTTGATGCCCGGTGCACCTATGTACATCCAACGTTCGTCGCGGCTCATGGCCACGCTGTATCCAAACTCAGCCGGGTATGCAAGGTCACGAGGATCGGGCACTGTGAGCATGACACTGTTCACAAAGTCCACAGCACCCGGGTGGCGATATACCACACTGGCATAACCTCGATTGGTAAAGCTGGCCGGTGCTCCAACCACTTGCCAAGTTTCATTGCCTATACTGACACTTTGACCAAATCCCACGGTGTCTGCTGCATTGTCTAATTGCAATACGCTATTTTCCACAAATGGAATCAGTGATGTTCTCACAAACGAATATAATCCGCCCACACCTGAGTCATAACCCGGGCTGCCTATCAACGCATACACATTAGTAAATGCTTGATCCACACTCTGGCCAAACTTGCTGTTGTGTTCAGGAACATCGGCTTTGAGTTCGGAACTGGCTGTGAAAACCAATTGTTTTTCCAATACTTGCCACAGACCCAGACCGTTGTTATCTACCCAGACTTTGTTGCCAGGTATGAGACTGTTGGCATAAGGCAAGTTAAGAGTGTCGCTGGCCTGTGCCACTCGTTGTGTCTGCAACACAAATCCAATGCCGGATCCTGTGGCAGTGATCTGATTGGCATTGAAAAAACTAAATGCCACCACCAACTGTGTGGCACTGGGTACAACTAGTACCTGATAAGCGCCGTTGACTTCTGTAGAGAAGAATCTCACTATGAACAATGTGCCTACAGTGATGCCGTGTGGTTGTGTGAATTCAAACACACTGGTACCATCAAGATTGGTAGTTACTGAACTGAGATAACCTGGCAGTTGGTTGGTTCTGTAGATTCCCCAGTCGTAGTCATTGATCTTGGCCACCCAGATGGTGGTACCTAATCCGATAGAATTCAGATTGGCATCAAACGATGCAGTGTTGTTGATATCAAACACAGTGATATCTGCGTCATTGAAATTCACATACCCTGCATTGGGTAATGCCGAATCTGCTACTGGAATAATGCTGGTGGTCAGTATGTTAGGACTGGTGATTTTATAACTGCTCTTCCACAGATCGTTTACCAGCACAGTCTGATTGGCCAGGCTGGATTCTCCAGGAATGATCACTTGTATGGTGCTGGGGTTATCTGTGAGCAATGCTTCGTTGAGACGTAATTCGTAAAAACTACGATTGGCATTGGCACCATAGATGGCTCGCAGTATGCCCCAATTTTCGTAGATCTGATATTGTGTGGGTCCACGGCCAAGATCCGCAAAAGAAAATATGTCAGTGGCTTTGGTGGTTCCTTTGGTACCCAGGAACTGTTGATAAAGTTGAACCTGGCTGGTAGAATCTAGGTCTAGATCCACCATGTACTGTCTAGGCTTCCAACCAATCAACCCGTAGGCAAACAAGTCTTGATTGAGTTCAAGATTGGCTGTGTACACATTGTAACTGTTTGCCAGTTCGTCGCTTTTGTTTGGTAGATTAGGCAAAAGTCCTTGCTGGATTTTTGTGTAGTTGGACACTGTCCAGTTGTTGATATCAAATTTTGCTGATGGCTGTACAATGTCTTTGGCACTGTAGTAGGTATTTTTCCATTTGACTATCTCGCCTCGTGCATACTTTTTCAGCGGATCCCATGACTGTACATTGTCTTGATTTAGGATGAAGCCTTGTGCATTGAGCTGGCCATTCCATTCTGTGCTGTACCAGCCAGCAACTCTCACACGGCTTTGTCTGGCGCCTGTTATAGGATCGTATATGAGGTCATCGAATATACTGACATTGTCCAATACCACCATGTTTTCATAACTGGTGAACTTGATATTGAGAAAATTTATCGTATCTGTGGTGAGGCTGTTGATAGTAAATGTGTTGTCCAGTCGAGTGATAACAAGATCTCTTGCGTTAAACGGCACCCGGTCAGCATTTAGCACCACATTCTCCACAGTTTGCACAGCAATGCTGTCTACAATGGCACCTGCACGTTCTACTATCAGTTGGCTGGCTCCTGGGTTCAGGTTAACAATGGCCCCGGTGTTCCATCCTTGGTTGCTCCAGTACAAGAATTCGCTTGCCATCTGATTCCAGTCCAGCACATATCCATTTTCCACTGTGCTGAATATCAGTCCTTGCTGTTGCAACAACGCGCCATAACTCAATAAGAAATCTACTACCAAGGTGGGATTTGTAAACACATATCCATAAGGCACCTGTACCACGTTGTTGCTGTAATTCACCGGCACGCGAACCGAGGTACCACCAGCCGACACCGTGGCCAAATTACCGTTCACAAGGCTCTGCAATACTTCAAAGTAGGGTTTGTTGGTACTGTAACCATACACGGCCCAACCTGTGCCGGTACTTTGTACAATCACACTAGAATAGGTCAATTGTGCAAACGGCACATTTTTGTAAAACAGCAATTTATAACTGTTGTCAGGTATCAACAAACTGGCATTGGAACTGTTGGGGCTGGATCTTTCTGTGTAGATAGCCAAGAGATTTTTGGCTGAGAAAGCGGCCAATCTATAGCACAATCTCACATCAAGATTTTGCAAATCTACTGTGAGTGTGTCAGTGCTGTTGATACCACTCTGACGATTGAAATCCACGATCCAATTGATATAACTGGCTTTACTTGTACCATTGCCGTAAATTTGTATACCATTAGCGTCTAATCTATATCGCTGATTGTATAGATACTGTTGGTATTCCGTGTCAAATCGATATAAGTCTCGATCTGCGAACAATGAGAAGAATTCTGCAGGACGAGTCAATGCCAACAATCTCATTATGGCAAACGGATACGAACTGGACGTTCTCCAGGCATTTTCAACAGGACCATCATCGCCGGCTGTCCAGCTCTTGCGGAAATTGTTACTGTTGAAATTTCCTACCATTACCTGCATGGGACTCAACAGTTGGCCTTCGCTGCCCGCTGGTATCACATCCAATAGCCCGGGTCGTGCATACTCTGCACGTACATACGGCGCCACTGGATCTCTTACAATTCCTGCTGCTAAATCGCCCCACAGTACCAAGTTGCCCGAAGTGTAAGGTGCCGGGCCATAATAATTTTCCCACCAGATTGGTTTTTCACTGAAACCCAGCATTTCCCAAGGTCGAGTGGTAGGATATATGGTATCATAGAAATAGTTGTAAATTCCTCTCCAGGCACCTATATAAAGCGGGTCCCCGGTGAGTTTGTTGGAAGCAGTAGAATAGTTCCAAGTGAATTGATCATTTGGTATGTAATCTTGTGCTTTGTAATCCAGCTTGTTCCATCCTACCCAGGTCAAGAAATCTTGATTGAGAATATCCTGTATTTCTGTAGATGAATAATCCGTGGTTCTGAACTGACCTGGTATCACTTCTGCCGCAGTCAGTGGAATTGCATTGGCATTTAATTTTAAATTGTTGTAGATCCTGGTCTCATATTCCAACAGCAATTCGTCTCGGAAGTCATTGAACGCTCGGGTGATACTGCCATCGTGACCGCGTATGACCAATACTGGATTTACATATGATTCGTCCAAGAATATCTCTGGAACAAATGCAGGATACAACCCCATCTTGGAAGGAGTATTGGGAACATAACTGCCATAGGTAGCATCGTATTCCTGTATCGTGACCACGTCGCCCACTGCCAATGGTACCAAGATAGTGAGAGTTGGAGAATCTGCACTCACAATGTATTCTATACCCCGGGTCAGTAGTCTGGCTTTGCTGTTGGTATAACTGCCGCTGAGGTACACCAAGACTGTTTGATAATTGGCCGAGGTGTAATTGAAAACCTGAGTGAGATCAAAAACTCTGTCAGTTATAGGTGTGACCGTGGTTTGTAATTGGGTGTAAACTGTGCCGGTGGGCAACATGTCTGTCCAGTAAAATGGACTTGCACTGCTGCGACCCAGATTGATCTCCACAAACACTGCATTGAGAATTTCAGGTATGGTGAGATTGGCATAATCGCCGGTCACCGCTTGTGTCAAGAATCTTGACTTGAATTGTTCATATTCTCTGCTGTTGTATTCTAGCGAAGCAAAAATATCATATTCGGGCTTGCGGAGGAAATACCCTGCCAAGGTCATGGGCGAGCTTTGCTGTAATATGTTTAGGCCATAAGGAACAATATTGCCCAGATCTCTTGAGTTATTGGCACCATTGACTACTCCAGTGAGATCCACAAGATTTTGAGCAATGGTGTCATAGTGAGATCTAATGGTTCCCAAAGTAAAGTATGGGCTATTGCCATTTAATGGATTGTTTTCTAGATTGACAGGAACCTGATAAAAACCCACTGCGCTGACTTGATTGCTCAAGGCCAGCACTTCAACAATATCTCCTGGAACAATATGATTATTGGGATTGAACCTTATCACAGTGTTATTTTCTGTGGTGGTAACTGTGTAGGTATTTGGATCTTGAAACAGGCTGCTGTAGTTTTGACTGATGCTGGTAGCATACAATTTCACACTTGGCACAGAGCCTGTGGGCACTACTGCTACATCTAGTATCAAGGGAGATGTAGCTGCTAGATCTGCTTCCAGCACAGTCTGTGAAACATTAACCAGGTATGTGCCTGTTCCACCAGTTGCTGTGATTAAACCTGTGATTTGTGTGTTGGCTGCTACACCTTTACCGCTGATGGTCTGACCAATCTGCAATGACGATCCGTTAGCAGGGGCAGTGGTCACTGTGAGCGTGGTATCAGAGATTGAACCTGTGATCACCACACTGGAGTAAGTGAAACTGAACTGTTGATAAATCTGACTCTTGGTCTTTGCGGCTTGCCATCCAAGTTGTTTTTGGAACACAGTACGATTGGCATATTGACGAGCATGACCTATACTGACCTGGGCAGTTTCACTTACATTGTTCACAACATAGATGAATGTGTCAGAGTAGAGATTGTTGCTGAACAGGATATCACCAATGTTGTCAATGCTAAGGTATTTTAATTCAAAACCCAACACAGAGTCAATGATACCACTGGTGCCTGTTGCGTAACTGAACAGCGGATTGCCGCCAACTGCAATACCCAGATTATTGGGTGTGGTAGAGAAAGTGGAACTGGGGTATACTGCCCTATCACCTAGACTGAATCCATTCACATCATACAGATCAAACATAGGAGTTTGATTTATTGAAGTTTTTTGCTGCGCCTTGATCCACTGCACGCCATCATATGTGAATGTAACACCCTGTAAAGTTATGCCGCTGAGGCACACCACACACTGGTTGATCAAAACATCGGCATCCGATGCAGGTACCAGATCAATCACAGGTTCGGCCATCAATGTGCTGTCAGGCAATGGCCCAGTGGCAGGACTAATAAAATTGACCACATATATCTTATCACGTACCTGTGGATCTGAATCATTGCTAAAGATTACTCTGCTGTTTTGTTGCAGAGCATATCCATCAATGCTGTATCCAATTTGCCCATTGATGTCATGCAAGGCATTGGTAGCGGAAACATCCACAATGTTAACCGGGTCCTTGGCCTGTGTCCCCATGTTGTAAAGTCTAAGGCCACCTCTAAATTCCAAGATAGGTCTGCGAGCACGTTGGGCATTATCCAGCACTGCAACGGTGTTGTTGTAGGCCGCACTGGCCTGTATCACGTCAATATGAAACCAACGATTTGATCTAGTCCAGGCATTTAGATCAGCACTATCCAAGGCCATGGTGATATAGTCTGGTTTCAATGGCTGATTGAGACTGCCATCAAAGTTGCCCACATCAAACGGCAGGCTATCAAATGGTATGGTAGAACTTTCAGTGTACACTTCCGGAGTGATATAATTGCCAACAGGCAACAGTTGTATGGCTGTGCCTACTCCTGCCACATAGTATGTTTGATTTTGATAACTTGACGGAATCACATTGCCGCGAAATGTGATTTTGATATTGTTGGTAAACGTCACACCATTGGGAGACAGGTAGGTTTTCTTGCCCAGAATGTCTGTATCTATATTGATAGTCTGTGATTGAGTTTGATCTATCAGGCGAATCTGTCCAAATATTTCTGGATTGGTACCATCCTGATACCAAAGTAGATCTTTGGCCGCAGTCAATAGAGGTATCTGTTCAAAGTACCCCGAGGCGTCACGATACCATTGGGTGCTGTTCCACTGGGCACCAAACAGCACAGTGAACTTGCTTAAATTGGCACAAGAGGTCACAGCAGTCAGTATGAGAATGATATCGTTGCCGGATGATTGATATTGTATCCTCCACACGCTGCGTTGTGTGTCTACATTGGTTATTGGCACTGTTTGGTCAAAAGTCACAGAATCAAAACTGCCCGGATTGCCGTTGTTCACTGTGCCCGATAATGGATCAAATGGAGACTGAAACAACCATCCACCATCTTGAGGGTCTGATATGGGGTTGGTAAAAACTATAGTGCGACCATTGAGATCTGTGATACCGTCAATACCTGTGGGATATTGCTGTAAGAATGTGCTGAGATAAACTTGATTGACTTGATCAAATTGCAATGTTGTGGTCAGCAGATCTACCTGTCCCGGTGTGGGAGTGGTCGGCACCAGATCGAGATCATAATAGAACTGTTGGGCATTTTGATAAGGCACATTAAAGGTCACAGTTCCGGTAGCTGATCCATTGTTACTAACACCAAACACAGTTCTTGAACTGATGTTGGGCGAATATGGCAAGCGACCATTAACTCCTGGATCTGTCTGTATCCAAAATGGGTTGGGACTTTGATTTACTGCAAATTCGTAGCCGCCGCCTCGCACCAGTGTGAGTATGGGGTTTTTTCCAGCCTGACCCGAGAACTCATAATAGTTGTCGGCTCTGGTCACAGTGAAAGTGTCTGTCAGCGGCACAGTGGTGGCACTCACGTCCACAGCCAATGGTCCTGCGGGCAACCAGTAATATTGACTGTAGTTTGAAAATTTATCAAAATTTACAAAAGGATCCCAACTGTAGTATTCGCTGGTGTACAATCGCGACGCATTGTTGGTAAACCCGCCTTGGCGCGCTATAGCGTCCGAAATGCCAGGATACGTGATAGCATCTGATATGGTGGATGTGTCATTGGGTTTGAGACTTACAACCCCGGGTTCCAACTGATAATTGGCTCGGCTGGCTGTGGGTTCAATCACATAGTAATCATTGGGGTTAACTCCAGGGCCCACATGCCGACCCACGAACCCTTGAGTTTTTTTCAGCTGAGGCTCTTGTACCAGTTGATCCAATGTGGCAGATAAAAACTGCTGATTGGTAGTGGTTTGGAATATGGGTGGTAGAAAGTCTACTGACTTGGTTGTGGCCATTCAGATTACTCCGCTGCCAGGAGCAGTTCTCAAATTAGTTGATGTCAACGCAGTGATAACTTCCACACTGCTGACTCCGGCAGCGTTTACAAAAATTTCATTAGGGGCTGAACGTATCTCGTACAGATCACCAAAATACTTCAACGGATCCACAGGAACCAGTACCACCGAACTCACTATGCTGCCCATGTTGCGATGTATGTATGCTGCCAGTTCCGAGAAATAAAATGTATCTCCAAAATTCCACGCTGCAATATCAAAGTACTGATTGAGATTGGCCACTACCAGTGTTTTGATTTCACTGTCACTGGCTGTGGAATTGGGCGCACGTATGACTTTGATAGTGGCCTGTAGATTCACTGTGGCTTTGGGACCAAACAATGGCTTGAAGGTCACTGAGTTCAACACAATATTGTCAGATATCATCTTGTATTTGTTAAGCCCTTGATATGCAGTGTCTAGTTCATTGATAGTGGGTTTATCAGGCTCTGTCACTGTGTTGGTGGTATCACGAATCCAGTTGGTATAGGCATTGTAGTAGGCCAATGTTACAACATAGAGATCAATGATATTGGTGGTACCCGGATCTATGCGATCTGACAGCGGAGCATTGTGTCTGTATTGAAACTGCAAACTGCTGCGGCCCACTCTGGCCAACCACTCCACACTGACATCTACCAGTGTTCTCACAAGATTGCCTGAGAGAGTCAGTTGATAAAATGCACCTGTCTGTCCTGTCAAAGGACCTGTGTATATTGGTTGATTGTAGGCATAGAAGATCTGGCCTATCACGTATTGGCTTTTGACCAATTCAATATCATTCAGCGTGGCGTAACTGTCGTTGACAATGTAAGGCTCCACCAAGAGATATCGTTGCAGATTGTCATAGTCAACAGTTTTCTGGAAAAACACATACTTTGTGTTTGAGTTTACTCCGGGTGCTACCAATTCGTCAAAAAAGTCTGGATCATCCGCTATGCCATCGCTGTTGCGATCTTGGTAACTTACCAGCACCTGATAGTCATCCACAAGACCATCTACCTGCACAGGCTGCCCTGTGATTTTGAGAACCACATCTCCGGGCAAAGGCTGGTTGGAGTCTGGCAAACTATTGGTTCTTAATACGTTGATATAGTCACTGATGGTACTGCCAGTTCTAGGATCATAAATGCGATTGCCGGTTTCAAAAAAGAATCTAGTCTGCAATACAGATCCAAAATTGTAGACCAATGCACGACTGGTCACTGTGTATTTGCTGCCATCAGTCACAGCTTGTATCATCCACGAAGCATCTTGATTGGTTCCAGATGTGCTGCCTGCATTGCTCAAACTGAAATCAGCATTGATAGCAAGATTATTACTGGTTATTAGATACCAGGTGTACGGTGTGCCTGTGATAGAACCAGTGCTGTCATAGCCTAAACCAAAATTCCTATACAACAAGATCTGATTGATGATGTCTGTGCGCAAACTGGTGGGTATGGTGGTGATCAGCAAGGGAATAACCTGTACTGGAATAGCACCAGTGGGCACAAAAATATTCAGTGTGACAGGACCTTGGCCGGCTAATCTTCCTGTGGTAAAATTGCCCTGACCTTGATTGGTGCCGTCCACATAAATGCTGCTGGGACTGGCCCAGAGTGTGAGTCGTTCAGAAGCCAGTGTGGGTACTCCCAACTTCAATCTGTTGTTGGCATCAAAAAAGTATCCAGCAGGTGCTGCAAATTTTACCAAACTACCCACCTGTATAAACTTGCTGTTGGTGCTTGAAAAAGAACTGATAGCAGCAGGAAAGCCCAATGAATTCACAAAATACCCTGTGGTTTCTCCGGCCAGGGTGGTGCTTTGGTGCCAAGTGAGATTGTTTACCAACAGGTCTGGTCTTGGAAAGTTAGCATAGTAGAACTGCGTGAACACCGTGGTAGAAAAGATTGGCTGTATCTCATTGGTGACCACGCTGGTTATGTCATTGGTTGTGAGCCATGTGAACAAAAATGTTGGCAGTTGATTTTGTTCCCAGATGGCACCATCTGATGCAAAAATATTGGTGCTACTGTATTTTCCTGTGTTGTCCACTAGATCTAGATACCTGCTGGTACCAATACTGGCACGGTTGAGTGCATAACTCTTGATGATTGAGTTGTAGGCAGTGAATGGAAAGTTGGTATAGTCTTCACCATTGACCATGCGATTCTGGGTGTAGTATCTGGCCGGAGCACGTTGTTTGATCTGGTCCAGGGTTTCTCTGGCTTGAGCATTGCTTACCGGTGTGGTGATACCACAAGTGAACGTGATGGTTTGAAGTTGCCCTGACCTGCTGATGTAACTGATAGGGATGATCACACTCTGCATCTCTTCAGGATTGATGATGTAAGTGAGTCCATTACTGGCACGAACATAGCTGCGGAAAGTTCCTACCGGAATACTAGAAAATACACCATCACCAAAGGTCAGGGTGATCTGATCATTGGCCCTACTGGTGGTAGAATACAATTGACGTTGTTCAGGAGCCAGTTGTTCTGCCGCAGCAGCATAAACAGATTCTACATACTTCCATTGTGCTGATACATTGCCCACATTGTCCAACTGAAACAACCACCGATCTTCATTGTTTACACCTTCGATGTTGATATCAACTGTGCGGTTGGGTATGCGTTCTGCAAGATTAAAATCTTGATTCTGAAGTACACCTTGTTTGAAGTAGAAGAAATAGCCTGTGTTGGCACTGGCAAAGCCCAAGGCATCATTGCGGAACAGCATGTTGAAACTGCCAGTGGCCAATGGCGGTGGTTCATAGATAAAAGGCGCAGTGGTGGATGTGCCTGCTGAAGTGGAGCTCACTGCTTCAAACGGCATGTTGATACCGTCAACTGTGGCGGTGTAAGGAAACACTGGCAAAAATCCAGGCACTAGATTTATTGTGTATTCAGCAGTGTCTATGCCCAGTATGGTCTGACGATTGCCAGGGCGGCCTACACGTTGTGTGTCCACCAAGGCTGCATTGACGATGGCGGTGAATTGCTCTGCCCAGTTGAAATTGCTAGGGTCATTCCAATTTACTGTGACTCCACCGAGATCAATGCCATTGATGTCAGTGACATTTTCTGTGGTTTGTACCGAAAATACCTTGAGATATCCGCTGGCAGCAGTGTTTCGTTTGGGAGTATAACTCACAAGATTGGCCAGGCGCACCACACTGTCTCTGCGTTCAGCAGTGTCTATGTAGTTTTCGCGAGTGTTTAGATCATTGCGGAAACTCATGGCCTGACCCATGAACGCAATCACATCCAGCATGGCTATGAATTCTGATGACTCTATATAGTCATTGAACGTTTCGGGATAGTATTGACGTAGATAGTCTATGAAACTTTTACGCAGAGCCTCAAAGTCGTAACTCTGGAAGTCGGCTTCTCTATAGGTTTCATAGATTCGTTTCCAGTCTTCTACTCCGAATACAACTGTTTGTCTAGTGGTGCGTGCCATAATATTTGATTGTTTTGTTATTTACCAAAAAAATAAACGGCTAGTTTATTGCAAAAGTTGCTATGCGTTGTTGTTGGTCAAAAAATACACTCAACAGTTCTGAACTGGTATTAGGAGCAAATTGCAGTTCTAGTTCTATCAACACACCATTTTCGTTGGGATAAACATTAGCATCAACGAGATTTATCCTGGGGTCGCCGCCGGCCACTCGCTGCACTTCCTTGATCATTCTGCTGATGGTGGTTTGATCCAGTGTTTCAAACAGATAACTCCAGATTATGGTTCCATATCCAGGGCGGCCAGGCAGTTGACCTTGTGTGATATTGAAAGCGTTGAGAAGATCTCTTTTGACCAGTTCATTGTCCACCAGAGTGAACTTCTTGTATTGATTTTGTGTGTTGAATCCGATAAATGTAGACATGCAGATATTTATGTAGAAACAACCCTAGCATTCTATCCTCTGTTGTATTGCAGATCATAATTTCGCAATGCTTCAATGGCAGCAGCTAATTTTTCTTCATTTGATGCCAATGCACGTTTGGCAAACGCCTCTATACTTGGTCTTGACCCTTTGGCGTTTGCATATTCTTCCGTGGACCGAGTCACTGCTGTTTGCCAGAAAGTGATGTCATCAACAAGTTTTTGTCGTTCGGATGTATCTGCACTGATTACGGCGCCGGCAGCGTTGGCGTCCACTGTGGATGAAGTAGCGGTCGTTGTAGCAACCGCCGCTGCCAGAGGTGCAAAAGAAGGAGTGGCTACTTTGGCATCACCAATGATGGCCTTGATGGCTTGATCCACATTGGTTCGGTTGGTGGTGTTGCTGAAACCCTTTGCCACTACCACTCCTGCCTGCAGAGGACTGCCACCACCGGCTATGGCAGCGTTAACATCTGCAAAGGCCTGCCCAAACTGTGCGGATGTGGCAAAAGCATTCAGTTGATTAACCAAATCACCCGGGGCCTTGCCCTTGAGCCATGCTGTGGCTGTGTCTGATCCAAATTTGGTGGCATTGTTCAACAGAGGTCCCAGTTGAGCGGCCACCTCTGTTCCTTTGATGGTGCCCAACTGTTTGAGTTGATCAAAATTCACATTCATCAATCCCTGTTGTATTCGAGTCTGTAATCCTGTATTGCTCAATACCGAGTCTAGATTCACAGCGCCTAGTTTGCCAGTCCATGATGTGGGACTACTTAAGATCTCTTTGAATTTGTCTGGAAACTGCTTGACTTGATCTGCGATGCCGGGTTTGATCAATCCAGATAACTGTAGTTGACTGGCGTCAAGCCCAAACTTGCCAATGCCTTTGACATTGGTAATGGCCGTGGCTGCTTGGTTGACTGATGCTGCGGCCTGAGCAACCAATCCTTGTATCTGATTTGACGCGATGGTGCCAATGGCCCGGGCATTGATTTTGGTATTCACAAAATCACTAACCGATATGGCATTGGGGATCAATGCTCCTATCTTGGTAGGTAGATTGATCACTCCGCCTATTTGTTTGGTTAGTTCTGCTGCTTGCGGTCCAATTTGACTCAGGGCAGATGATAATCCACCGGCTGCTTGTGTGACTGCGTTGACCACGCTGCCCACTGGTATGTTGGTCAGACTGCCTGTGGCCAACTGCTGATCAAATGCAGTACGGGCAGCAGTCAAATCAATGTCTGCAGGTCCTTGCACTTCAAAGACCTCTCCGTTGGGTGCAGTGAATCTAAACTTGTTCATGCCACTCTAACAATGCTTACATTCTGCGCCACCGGTTTGGCTGCTGGAGGTGGCGTGGGAACACCATCGGTAAAGTTCACACTGGCATCCACACCTTTGTTATGATAAGGATAAGGCTCATGCGTTGGTGCTCGTGTGACTATGCTCTCTAAAGCATTTTTTTTCACTTGCCATCCGGTAGAATTATTGAATGTGGTATCATCCATCAGTGTTTTGGGAAAAAGTCTGGGCTTGGTGACCGATGCAGCACCGGCACCGTTGAGGTCGATCCTGTCAGCCTGGAATTTCAATCCGGCTCCACCGTTCCAAGATCCTCCGCTTTGACTCTGTAATGCTATGGTACCATCACTCAGCACACCCACAGCGGTCTGACTGTATATGGTCATGTCACCATCACTGGCCATGTTCAATGTGGTCACTGCACCAATGTTCATGGCAGAATTGGATTTCATGTTGATGTTGCCCTCGGCAAACATGTTGATGTCCTTGTCTGCATGCAGGTTGATAGTGCCTTGTGTGCGTACATTTACCGAGTTGGAGGAATAGATATCTACTGTGCCTTCTTGTCCCAGTTCAATCCAGGTTTGACCGTTGGCGTGAACTATATAGAAAAAATTCTCAGTGTCATTCATCATGATCTGATGACCCTTACTGGTCCTTAGACGTAGCAAGGCATTTTTTCCTTCTATGTCACCGTCATCCATGACCAAGGTATGGCCGCCCAGGCGCCCAATCACATTCACCTCTTGCGGCTTGATGGTGCCTTCGCTGAGTTTTTTCCTGATGGTCTGGCGATCCAGTCCTCCGGCATAGACCGGCAGACCAGGAGTTGATACCCCGTACACTGTGCTAGGGCTTTCTCGTTGTGCATTAGAGATGATAGGTCCTCGTTCAGGATCTGTGGCCAGCCCTTGTTGGAACATTACTGCGGCCTGATAACTATGCACTGGTTTTTGTTGATCAAAGAATTTGGGGCTGCCATCTATGTTGCTGTTGGCAGAGTTAATTTCTGTCACAGGCAATGTGGGTGCATCCGCAAAGTATTCTGCTTGGCTTTTGTTGCCTGTTACATATTCTCCAGCAGGTGCTGCACCAATGGCCGGCAACATGTGATTGAGCGCATTGTTGATGATGCAGCCCACATAGTATCCTTGGCTGGGATCTCCTTCTACAAAAAAGCACATGACTTCTGTGCCAATGTCAGGAGGGGTAAACCACATGCCATAACTTTGTTGATTGCCAGGGTATGATCCCACGCCGTTGTTGGAACTGGATTTTTCAGTAACCCCATAGAATGGCGGCAAGTAATTGACCCACCGCCATAGTTGCGGGTTGTCATCTGACCCTGACGCAAACTGCATGATACGTACTTGTAAGCGGCCGGTCCTGGTAGGATCCACATTGTTCATCACGGTGCCAACAAACGGGCCCATTTCTGCAGGTTTGCCACCACGATCAAACTTGTAGTTGCTGGTTCTTCCTGACAGTTGTTGATTGTTGATTGACATTGAACTCTTTCTTGATTAGGCGTCTTTTACTAACAGTTGTGAATCTTTGGCAGTGACCGGTGCAGTTGGATCTGCCTTGAGTCCAAACCCGTATCCTCCGCTGCCTAATTTAGGTGGCGGTGCTGCTGCTGCAACTTCGGTGGGCTGTACGGGAGGCGGATCAGCTGGCCTTAGAGTTGGAGATTGGTTGCTGGATATGACAGGGGCTGTGTTCACTGATGGCGAAACACCGTAGTTGTTTTGATATGTAGTGCCGTTGTTCACAGCTACTTCAGTTTCTGCTGCTGTTTGAACGCCTGCTCCTGTGCCCAACCTTGCAAATCTATTGTCGCTGCCATCTTCCACCGGCGCCTGAGCGGTACGCGCAGTTTCCTCAGGTGGTGTTGCGGTGTATGACTTATTCACGCCATCAGTGAGCCAGTACCCTTTCAGTTCCTGAGTGAATTTTCCGCCCTTGAACATGCTCTTGACACTGGTGGTGCCATATATCACGGACTGTTGAGCCTGTCCGCCTATCTCCACAAAATTGGTTCTGGCATTGTTTAAACCGGTGTCCATGAGTCCAGTCTGCAGATTGTAGTCCACTGGTCGATTCCAGGCAAATTCAAAATAAGGTGCACCAGCAAGATAGTTGATGGTACCGTCTGGATAGAATGGAGTTACCACAAAATTACCCTTCTGTGGATTTTTAGGTGATGGTATCCAGGCAGGATCTCCAATGATGTTCAAGGTGATGTTGTTTAGATCCTGCGTGTACAACATGTCAGCAGCATTGGCTGCGGCTTCGTACACATCTCCTGGGGCACCTTCTCTTGACTGATTGCTGGCCGGCATGAATCTTCTTTGCCAAACCACACTGCTGTTCACAGCGTTTTTGATATCCTGTGGTAGTTTGGCATTGGCAGTCATGGTCTGAGACCAGTTGCTGTTGAAACTTTGTTCAAAGGTCAATACCGCTGTGTTCTGTCCTGTAAACCAGTAGTTGTATACCTTGTGTACACCGCGAAAAGCACCTTGTGAAAAATATTCACTGATCACCGACGTCTGGTACGGTGATACTTTGTAGACCAGTCTATATACATTGCATCTTGCTACATCATCGTAGCCATTGGCTATGGCTTCACAACTGATGTTGTACCATGAAAAAGTTTTGTTGGCTTTGCCGTTTGGTACCCATTTGCCTTTTTGTGTCACAGGATCTGTTTCCCATGTTACTATCTGTTGGTCGGTGATGAATCTGCTGCTGCGCACCACTTCATCAATGAACTGCACTATCTGTTGACCGGCTGTGGTAGACCTGATCCTGATGCTGGGGTCAACACTTTGTCTGTTGGGATCAAGATCGCTCACAGCATTGGCATTGGCATTGCCTCCAACCAAGGCCTTGTCTACTGGGCCCGGTGGAACTATGGACGCATCGCTGATGATAGGATCAAGAAACTGCACTTCATAGATGTCTGACTTGCCGCCGCGTTTGCCCGCTTCTTCGGCAAAGTATAGATTCAATGCTGAACACAATCCAGTGGCCTGTTGGTTGCCTACCTTGTAAGGAGCATATGAGGCCTTGGGCGGTGGTGCTGCCGGTGGCAGTCCAGCAGCAGCATTGTCTCTGATAGATTCGCCCGGTTTTCCCTGACGCTTGGTTGATGCTGCTGCTGCGGCGGCTCTTTGTGCTGGATCTAATGCTCCTGGATTGGACCCGGTTGTGGTATCGGCCAGTGTTTGAGTGGTGCCCACCAAGATGTCTTTGACTGACTTGCCCTGGAACTGGAAGTTTTGTGGTATGCTGCCACGATCAGTACTGAACGCAGTAATTTGCTCAATAGGCAACGCCGAGATAGTGTATTCCACCAGTTTGTTAGAAACCTTGAACTCTATGTTGGTGATACTGAATGGTATGTACTTTTCAATGGCTGCTTGACGATCTGTCTGCCCACCTCGCTGATTGATAGGCATCACAAGATTGCCTTTTTCGTCATAACCATAAAATCTTATGACCATGCAGTATTGCACAGTGTTGTAATTCACAAAAGTTCCTGGCTTGACCAGACCTTTGCTCACATACAGAGCGTTCACGGCTCTCACTAGATTGGGCTGTAGAGATATACCATTGGGCTCGGTCACTGTGAATTTCAATTCGCTCAGTTTGGCAGATCCACGAGATCCTGGAGAAGCACTCACTGCCTGAGAAAACTCAAAATTGTCAATGTAAAAATCCAGAGGGAAAAACGGGTTTCGCCCCACTGTGGCACCAGCCTGTGCCTGTGGACTTTCACCTGGTTTGCCACTGGTCTGTATCTGTGCTCCACCACTTTGCACCAAGAGATTGTAACTGGGCAGGTACTTGATATCGCTGGTCAATAAAGTATTGTATGTGTCGTGATCCAACAGATACCAACTGAGACTGTAGGTATAACTGGCATATTGATCCAGTATATTATCTTGACTCTTGATGGCATTCTGTGCGCCGGCATACAATTCTTCCAGTCTACTGGTGGTAGCATTGGAAGGTACGGGGGCTTTTGCAGCATCTTCACGTTGGGCACCTACTCCGGCTGTTCCACCGGTGTTGACGGCGGCTTGTGGCTGATTGAATGATTTACTGACCGGCTGGGGTTCAGGTATCAAGGAAGGATTATTGATGCCAGTACCGTAGCCACCAGGTATGCCTTGACTGTTGGTCAATGTGACTGTTTCGGCGTTGGTACCGGTATCAATATTACCATTAGCAGTGGTAGCAGCAGGAGTGGCGTTGGTGGGTGCTGTGGATACTGCGGCTGCTGATTCAACTCGTCCATTTGGTTTGACTGCTATCATCTGTGATGCTGGTGCAGAACTAGCATTGGCGCTGTCATCTCGAGCCGTGGCAGCCTGTGCTGTGACATCTGCTGAACTGGACGTGTTGCGTTGGTTGTTGTTGAGATTTAACTGATTAAGTTCTTGTATCAGTGCAGTTTGCTGGGCTTTATATCCTGCTAATTCAGTGTTAAGATCAGCCAGGCGTTGGGCTTTTTCGGCAGCAGTAAATAAATTTGAATTATTGGTCTTGTTGATTTGCCGTGTTATAAGACCAATCTGATCGTTAACATCTGCCAGGGCGGCCTCAAGACCTTGTTTTGTATCCGTTGCCATGGTTAGAATCCTAATGCACTACGCAATGTGGTTATCTTGGGCAGGTAGATCAAGGTACCTATTTTAAAATCCAATGGAGGTTTGGTAAGTGTGTTGGGATTGCGTTGATAGAACACCCACCACAGAGTAGCATTGTCATAAAGGTCAAATGCCAATAGGTCTGGTCTATATTGGTAGGTTTGTGTGATCACCAGAGTTTGATCATCGCTTTCTTTGGGGAAAGGACGATCAGTCCGTACATCCAAGAAGAACTGACTATATGGTGTGAGATAATAAGCACTGGTGCTGTCGTAGTTAGCCATTACCAGAATCCTTGTTTTACTAGTTCACCATTGGCAAACTGTTTGAGACTGAACTGCCTGCTGGCCTGATTCCTTGTGACTATGGGATACATGCTGAGACTTATATCTATCTTGGTAGGCACATAAGTGGGAGAATTTTTACTGAAACTAGGCACCACTGCTGTGCCTTGACTCACAGTTTGCACTGCCCCTTTGTTTATGCCTTGGCTGTTGAACAGTGTTCTCAATCGATCTTGTATGGATGATGCCACGCCTGTGGGCAGATTGTTTTTTTCTGATGTTCTTCTCACCACCAGATCAGTGCCGTTGATGTTGGGACTGCCGGCTCTGATGTAATCAACATCAGCGGGCAAACTGTATTCAAAACCAGTGATCACACAAGGATGATTGTTGAATTGATATTGTCCTAGACCTGTGAGAAACACCAAGGGCGGTGGTGCACCGCGTTGAGCATCCTGCCCGTAAAACATCTTGGTGGCTGATCGGAAGAAATGTATCACTGCCAGCAGATATTGTGCTTCTGTGGTATCTTGTGCAGTGAAAGGGCAACTTATCCTTACTGAGTCTACCGAACTGGCCTTGTAGAAGTAACTTAGATAATTTGAATGTGTGAGAGATTCACTGGCATAGTTGGCTTTGTAGCTGACATCAATCTTGGGGGTATACGGAAAGATCACTCCATAGGTAGCATTTAATGGAGCCAGTATACCACGTTCTTCCACACTGGGAGCATTGTATAGATAATTTGAATCTGGTGCCAGGCTGAGGCGCACACGCCAGTCGCCTTGATTGGCCAGTTTCTGCTGGTTGTCCAGTGTTTTCTGCCGTTGTGTAAGCAATTTGCTTGCTTGTTGCTCCGCTGCCGCTGTGTTGTATCTAGCCAGTCTGGCTGTTTCGGCAGCACTTTGATTGGGTGTAGCTGCTAGATTTAATCTAGCCAGCCTGGCTGTTTCAGCATCACTTTGAACCACCGCGGCAGCACCGGCTGCTTCTACTCGTGGAGCACCACGGCCTGCTTCACCGGGTGCTTGAACAAATGATGATGGAACATCACCGGCCGCTGCGGTTGGCGCAGTACCACGGCCTGCTTCACCGGGTGCTTGAACAAATGATGATGGAACATCACCGGCCGCTGCGGTTGGCGCAGTACCACGGCCTGCTTCACCAGGTGCCTGAACAAATGTGGATGACACTGCGCCAGGTGTAAGTGTGCCGCGACCTGCTTCGCCGGGTGCTTGAACAAATGTGGGCGAATCTACTGCTGCGGCAGCAGCGGCCCGCTGGGCAGCTTCTGCACGTTGTGCCGGATCCTGTGAGAATGGGTTAGCGCCTGGACCAGCTGATGTTGCTGCCACTTGAGCAGCCTCTGCTCGTTGTGCTGGATCTTGAAATGTGCTGACTCCAGCAGTAGGAGTGCTTGTTTGTGCAGGTTGTTGAGCTGGTTCGCCTGTACCAGATTGTGCATATGATACCGTGGTCAATCCGGCAGCATTGGTGGCTCCA